GACTTGGATACCTCACGCCAAACGAAAAATTTAAACAAATTATTAATCAGAATTCTGTTGCATTTGCAAGTTGAATTCAGCTGTATAAACCTCCGAATTTATCTCCTTTGGCTTTAATCCTGGCATAATTTTCGACATCTACACGAGAACTTTTCAATTCTCCTTGTAAATACGCCAAGTTAATTTTAAACGGACCACATTCGGTTTCTCTATAATAGTTATCCCGCCAATTTACAATGTGATCAAATGTTTTTTCTCCATATATTTTTACTAATCCCTTGAATTGTCCGAACTCATCAAATTGCCCTTGAAAATGGTGATCCGCCAATTCAAATTCTTCCGTGGTAAAAAAGTGTTCTTTATCTATGATGCTGACAAAACTACCGTCATTCGCCCTATAGTCTCTAAATGAAATGTCAACGACGGGAGTAGGATGATCGGGGGTCATTGTATTGTGAAATCCCATCAACATTTTCTCGATTTTTGTAGCTTCGTCCGAATTGCCGTCTCCCTCTATATCGGAAATAATCGTATCGTAAACTGGGGAGATGAAAAATTGAGTTCCACCACAGCCATTGGTTAATTCAAATCCTTGTTGTAGTTGTAAAGAAAGTTGGTGTGGGTCAACTTTAAAAGACGTGATAGAACTTTTTATTTTTTCAAAATCCTTGTCGTCAATAAGTTCTTTTTGATTTAATTTATCAAGGGATTGTATTACTTCATTTTTAATACTGTCAATATCGGCTGCATTCGGCATATGAGAGTATTCTCTTACCGGAATAACAATATCCTCCAAGTTAATCCCCGGCAACTCGAATATCTCCCAATTAATGAAAGCCACAACAATATCATATTCTTTAGATCTTAATTTTGCTTTCGATACGATTAAAACCTGACTTCCTATTGATGCAATAGCCAATCTTCCTATGCCTTTTTCTCCCATGATAGGACGTCTTGGCTTTGATATGTCAATAGGCGGTAAACTGCTTTTTTTATTTGCCAATTTACTTTCGGTCCCGAGCGTAAGCCAACGAGTTTCAAATTCCTCTTTTGTCATACCGAGCCCGTCATCACGTAATACCAGCAGATTATTACATCGGAGAAAATCGATATCGAATTTATCCGCATACGCATCATGTGCATTTTTTATAAGCTCGTTAATAGCTGTAGGGATACCGGCAATTTGTTGCCGTCCCAATAAGTCGAGAGCTCTTGCCCGAGTTTTAAATTGTGCCATTGTTTTCCAGTGCTTTTATCGTTTCACCTAATCGCCGAGCATATTCACACGGAACTGCATTGCCGATTAATTTTGCCGTTGCGGCAATACTATTTGTTTTAAACACATAGGTTTTCGGGAATGTTTGCAATGTAGCACCTTCCCGTAAAGAAAGAGCCCGATCTTCTTCCGGATGTCCGAAACGTCCGTTTGAGATACTATAAAATTTAGTTGTAATAGTCGAAGCCGGTCGATGCCACCACATACGCCCGAATGTATCTTTAAAACAATCGTCTTTTCCTACAAAGCAAGGTAATTGCAATTCCGGATCATTTGCCCAATCAAGTCTGTTCCCGCCGTCGTGTTTGGTCTTTGCCAATCGTTTAAGACATACATCACTTAATCCGGCAACCGTATGGTTAAACACACTACTGTCTTTATGGCCTGCGCTAACTTTGGGAAAACCGTTCCTTTCACCTAAATAATCGGCTAATACGGTCTCTTTATCGTCCGCCTTAGGTAAATGTATATTGACATTTTCCAATCGTGTTGCGATAAGAGAAAATCTTCGACGACTTTGAGGTACGCCGTAATAGCTCATATCTACAACCTTATAAACAGGATTTTTATATCCGAGATCTTCCAATTTTCGTAGAAAATAAGGTAAGATGCTATCTTTATTTGTGATTATGCCCGGAACATTTTCCACTAATACATATCCCGGTCTATAATATTCGATGAACCGAGCAAAGTTTTTTAATAAATCCTTAGATTTTAAGGCTTTATTCTTATCCGTATTAATTATACTGTAAAATTGGCAGGGACTGCATCCTACCAAAATCAAAAAGTCATCATTTTTCCGTATCCCAAATTTTCGCTCAAAATAATTGCTCCGTAAATTCTTTATATTAGTTTGAATGAAAACACTTCCGGAATTATTGTATTCATACGTTTCTTTGGCATCTTGATCAAAGTCCACACCTGCTATAACGTTAATCCCTGCCTGTCTTAAACCGCAAGTCATTCCACCACCTCCGCAGAAAAAATCGATTGCTTTATATTTGGATGCCATCATCTTGATTACACATTTGCGTAGAACAAAGTAATTCTTTAATATCAATCTTTAACGTTTCGGCAATCGTCAGTAGTGTTTCTACCGAAGGTTGAACTTCGTTTGTACACCAACGAGAGACTGTCGATTCATTTTTACCTAATGCATGCGCCAACCATTTCCCTGTTTTACCTTGTTCCGCAAGCACTATTTTCAGTCGATTTATCCGCTTCATTTGCATAACTATTGCTATAATCTGCAAATTTAATAAAAACAACCCGAATGACAAAATGATTAGCGCGTTTTTATAATAAGAAATATTTCTAATATAAACATAAAAACATTCCGTAAAAGCGGTTTTATCCGTCGGCACACCATCGCCCAAACAGGTTTGTACGAACGTGTACCGACTGCCGCATAAGCGGAGAAAAGGGCTTTGCATCACGCCTAACCAATGGTTTAGACTGATGATGCAAGACCCATTTCTTTTATGCTTATGCCATAGAGGTGCTTTTACGGGTTTTCTATGGATTTTTCTTTTTGCGGTTCCTTTGAGCCGTAAGCGGAAAGCTGTATATGACCGCTTGCCCATGAATGGCACAAGCCGTCCCCACGGCAGGCAAACTGGGAAGAATGATTTATCCGCCCGACCAAACGAGTTTGGACAGACAGATAAACCATACTTCCTTGCAGGTGGTTTGCCGGTTTCATGTTTCCGGCAATGTTCCTTTTCCTTTTAGGTTTCTTCTTTTCACGGATTTCTCCTTTGAAGTTTTCCTGTCTAATCTGCCTCCACTTCCGTTTACCTCCATTTTCGCGCCTTTCAGTGGGCCGCATCAGGCAGTCATTTTCGTTCTGGGCGCAAAGGTAACTCCGGGATTGGACGGGAAAGCAAGGTCAAGCCTCCTGTTTTCGGAAAAAATCTCCAGCCCTGCGGGTAGTATTTTGGCCGAAAAATTATCACAAGTTATGATAATTTCTCTGCAATGATTGTCTTCATACTTTTCTGTTTCGAATTTTACAAATTGTTTCTTAGGATTATTTGTGTGGAACATAGGTTTTCCAAAGTCGGTTTGTCCACGATAAACATCTCACAGTCCGTTTCCGCTTCTATCTCTATCGTTGATGCGGTCTGTCCATAGTAGCATGACATGCTTGCGGCCATTTCACCGCCGAATGCGAACCATTGCGTCACACCGCATCCTGTGTCGGGAACAAAAGCACGGCAGATGCCGCTTTTCATGATGATCATTATCATTTTTTATTTCTTTCTTATTCTACTTTGATATGATCGAATCCTTCTCCATAAACTCCTATAACGGCACTTTGTGAAACAAAAGCCTCCGTGTCTATATTTTTTATCAGCCGGAAGCTGACCGGCGCTTCCCTCTTCCCGGCTAATATAAACATCATCTTTACTTCTCGTCCTGTATAAAAGCCGGTTGTATTGATAATCGTCACTCCCCGGTGTGGGTATTCGTTGATATGCCGCCCTATTTCTTCATTTATTGGATATGATAAAGAACTGGATTGTCGGGTACTATTCATTGCCCTGGTCGATAGCAAAGCTACAAATATAAAGAGTTACAAACCCGTCACCACTTTTTCCCGGTCTTTCAATACAAAATGACTGGAGGAAATGATAATCATATCGCAGATAAGCACCGTTCTCCCAATGTGATGTTCCGGTCTTTGTTGATGATGGCTGCAATAATATCTGTACCTTCCGTACTTCCGTTTGCTGAAAGAGCCTCCCTATGGCAACTTCCACACTCCAACGACATAATCTATCACAATATCCGTAACTTGGTATGTCATTATCCCGATAATGCAGTCTGCCAATATCTCCATGACCTGATATATCACAATCCCGGCAACGTCGGGGAGAATCCAGACCTCCCGCCGGACAGCCGTTTGTCATGTCTTTTGCCGGTATTGACTATTCATGTCTATATATGACTATAGCTGACAAGGTACCCTTTCCCACGTTTATTCTTTTTTTCTTTGCGGCGTAGGACGATAATCCGTCATCGGGAACGTCCGCCTTACAAAACGCCCAATTGTCACATGGAATTAATGTATAAATCATAGTTATGGACAGCATTGAAAGGAAAAAACCAAATCCGTATCATATCAACGAGAAGGAGATACTGGATATAGTTGCCGCCAAAGGCTCATATTTGAGCTGCATTTCCGGGGATCTGGAAGAGGTGGTACCCCACAAGGAATCTTCATCCCGGCCGGAGAGTAAAAGGACGATAACGGAGGAAGAGGTAAAAAATATATTGAAGCCCTCCTGAACAACTTTTCATCCAACCGGCGCAAGCCCCTGCATATTGACGCACAGGTGTACGAATGTATCTCAGACATTGTCTGGGCGGTCAGACGTAAGGATTTCACTGTTTCCGGTGTTATAAGCCGCATACCGGTTGAACATATTAAGGAAAACGCCGACGTGATAAGGAAGATCACAGGACGGGATTACAAACTGTTCCAGCCGTAATATGACGGGAAATCCTCCTTAAAACGGCTCCGGAGGGGGAGTCGGAAACCACGACACCCAGCCGGAAGTGCCTTTGGAAAGTATTTTGAACTGTATTTCAATAATTTGAGTTCCTGACAGGAAGCAATTTTAAATAAAAACAAGAAAAATGGAAGTATATTACATTGAAGCCGGAATCTTTGAGGAGATGCTGGCTCGGACTGAGAGCCTGTCCGCACAGGCGGACCGCTTGTATGAAAAGAACAGGGAAAAGAAACCGGAAGAGTGAATGGACAACCAGGATGTCTGCCTGCGTCTTGACATCTCTCCACGTACCCTGCAGACTCTCCGGGATACCGGACGGCTGGCATTCACCCAAATCCAGCGGAAAATCTATTACAGGCCGGAGGACGTAGAAAAGCTGATGGCCTATGTCGCCATGAAACGCAAGGAAAAGGCGGTGAGAGAAAAAAGAAAGAATGAATAATTAATCGGAAGTAGCATGGAAGGGATTATTAGCAAAGAGACGGGCAGTGTCCGCCGGTTCTTTGGCCTGCTGGATAACATCCAGACGAAGCTGGAAAGGCTTGCGGAGGATAACCGCCCCCTGTTTAACGGCGAGCGTTTTCTCTCTGACAAGGAGTTGTCGGACCTGCTAAGAATCAGCCGCAGATGCCTGCAGGATTATAGGGACCAGGGGCGTATTTCTTATATCCGGCTGGGCGGAAAAATTTTGTATAAGGTATCCGACATTGAGAAACTCCTGGAGGATAATTATCATGAGGCCCTGATATAATCGGGGGCGTTCAATATTTAAGAATGCCGGCCGGAACCAATGTTTAATGGTTCCGGCCGGCATTTCATTATTCGGACATTTCCGTCAGAAGGACCGTATCCCCTTTCTGTCTTCTTTTCATCAGCTGGTCCATGTCACCGGATATCTTCCGGTCGGTAACCTGTGCATAGACCTGCGTACTGTTGATGTTCGTATGGCCCATCATCTTGGCGATGCTCTCTATCGGGATGCCGGAGGACAGCATCAGGGTTCCGAACGAATGGCGGGCCATGTGGTAGGACAGGTTCTCCTTCATGCCCAATGCCACGCCCATTCCATGTACCTCGTACCAGAGGACGTCGCGGACCGGCAGCGGGAATACCGGTCTGTCGTCATCCGTGGTGTTGTAAAGTTCCAGTATCTGTTCGGCTATGGGATGCAGCGGGATGAACGCCTCCACGTCCGTCTTGGCCCGGCAGACGCGGATATATTTTCTTCCTTCCGAGGTCTTTCCGATGTGCCGGGGATGGAGTGCTCTCGTGTCCGCATAGGCCAGACCGGTCAGCGAGGAGAAGATGAACGTCCTGCGTGCAAGCTCCATCATCGGGTCGGGCAGCGGGGTTTCCATCATCCGCTTCAACTCACCCCGGCTGATGTGCCTTAGCTTTAACGGTTCTTTCTTTTCATATGCCACATCCTCTATCGGGTTGGCTCTCAATATCTCCCGGTCCACGGCGATGTAGATGAGCCGGTTGAGCCAGCACAGACAGTGGTTCACGTGGCTGTTCCTGTAGCCCAGCTCCTTCTTAAGAAAGACCTTGAACGATTCGGCGAACTCCTCGGTGATGTCCGAAAAGGCGATGTCCTTCATTCCGCGGGATTCGATGAACTGTCTGAGATTGAGCTGCGTGGTCTTCGACTGGCGGTAGGTCGAGGTGGAGTTGATTTCTGCCGAGCGGATTCTCAAACGTTCGCGTTCCACCTCTCCGGCCTGCAGGAGGTATTCCGGCACGGAATTGGCACCTGACACGGTGGCCTTGAGCAGTTCGGCCGTGACCACTCCCTGATGCTTCAGCAGATTATCGTATGCCTTTTCCAGCTGGTCACGGAAACCGGCGAGGCGGTTGTTTTCCCTGACTGTTCTGATCTCACACTTCTTGCTGTCCCAGTCCTCCGGCCTGCAATAGATGCCGGTGGCAACGGCTGACTTCTTGCCGTCAATGCTGATCCGGCAGAGGACGGCGGTCGTGCCGTCCGATTTCACTTTGTTACGGTTGATGTAGAATAAGAGCTTGAATGTACTGCGCATGGTAATGATATTTTTTAGGGTTAAAGAATGAGTTTCAAATCACGGGTTGCCTCGATGAACCTGTCCATGTCCTCGAACAGCCGCTTCGGGCTGACACGGGCGTAAATTTGTGTGGTCCGGACATTGCTATGTCCCAGCATTTTGCTGATGGTCTCGATCGGTACTCCCTCCTCGAGCGTGACCAGCGAGGCGAAAGAGTGCCTCCCCATGTGCACAATTTAAGCAAAAGCAACGGAAAGTGAAGATGAGAGAAATGAACTGCAAGTGGTTGAGAATGAGCAATATTTCATAATTCTGCCAATTGGCTGCAAAGCAAATCCGAGCAGGATATTGAGTTATTTCAGTTACCAAACCGTTAGCGGTCAGTTACCGAAACCAACACTGCTAACGAGGTGAAAAACAAATAGTTTGTCACCGGTGTTTGTTGCACTGTTCTGCACAACTTTCAATGACGGAGAATGCTTACTGATTGATTATTTTTGCAAACTAAAAAAGTAAGCAGATGAAAGTTGAAAAATTCAAGGTGCTGCTCTACCTCAAAAAGAGCGGATTGGACAAGAACGGTAAGGCTCCCATCATGGGACGCATCACCCTCAACCGAACAATGGCGCAGTTCGGTTGCAAGTTGTCATGTACGCCAAAGTTATGGAATCCACGTGAGAGCAGACTTGACGGCAAGAGCAAGGAGGCTGTGGAAGTGAACGCCAAGATTGACAAGCTGTTGCTGGCAATAAACTCAGCCTACGAGTCACTTGTGGAGCGCAAGACGGATTTTGACGCAAAGGCGATAAAGGATCTGTTTCAATGCAGTGCAGACACTCAGATGACCTTGTTGAAGCAGCTTGACGCCATCATTGCGGACATTGAGTCAAGAATCGGCATCGACTACAAGAAAGGCACGCTTCCAAACTACCAGTACACTCGCCTGACATTGGGATTGTTCGTCAAGAAGCGTTATGGAACTGACGATGTGGCATTCGGTGAGCTTGACGAGCAGTTTATCCGTGAGTACATGGACTTTTGCTTGGACGAGAGAGGTCTTGCACTTGATACAGTCCGCCACTATCTCGCCATATTGAAGAAGACCTGCCGAATAGCTTTCAAGGCAGGACACTCCGAGCGTTATCATTTCATGCACTTCAAGCTACCTCAAAAGAAAGAGAATCCACCAAAGGCATTGACACGTGAGGACTTTCTGAAAATTCGTGACCTCGAAATACCAGAGCGAAGAAAATCGTTGGCTTTGACCCGTGACCTTTTTCTTTTCGCCTGCTATACAGGCACGGCTTATGCCGATACGGTTTCCATCACGGAAGAAAACCTCTTTCGTGATGAGGAGGGCAGCCTTTGGCTGAAATACCACAGAAAGAAGAACAAGATGCTTGCACGTGTGAAGTTACTGCCAGAGGCGCTTGCCATGTTGGAGAAATACAAAGACCCGACAAGACCTACTCTTTTACCACCACAGGAATTTCGAGTGCTGAGAGGTAACATGAAAAGTCTCCGAGTACTATCTGGCATAAGTATGGATTTGGTCTATCATGTTGGACGGCACAGTTTCGCATCGCTCGTTACGCTCGAAGAAGGTGTTCCGATAGAGACTATCAGCAAAATGCTTGGTCACAACAACATTCAGACCACGCAAATCTATGCACGTGTCACCCCGAAAAAGCTATTTGAGGATATGGACAAGTTCATCGAAGCCAACAAGGACTTCAAGTTTGTCCTGTAATATTATCACAAAATAAGAAAGGAACATAACAATGAGAAGTACATACAAGCAGTTTTATTATATCAACCGTGGCAGAGTAAAGGCAGACGGAACCACATCTATATTTTGCCGTATCACGATTGACGGCAAAGTGTCAGCCATAGCAACAGGTCTTTACTGTGCTCCCGAAGAATGGGACACGAAAAAAGGTGAAGCCAAGAATGCAAGAGTGAACGGACAACTGCAAGCGTTCAGACTAAGAATTGACGAAGCCTACGAGCAGGCAACAAAGGAAAAGGGCATCGTTACCGCCGAGATTCTGAAGAATGTTATTGTTGATGCAAATACTATCCCGATGACATTGCTTGCCACTGGCGAGGAGGAGCGTGAACGCCTTAGGCTGCGCTCTATCCGTATTAACTCAACATCTTCTTATCGCCAATCTAAGACATCGCAGCTCAACTTGCGAGAGTTCATCGGGTTACGAGGAATGAATGACATTGCATTTGAAGATCTGACTGAGGAATTTGGCAAATCTTATAAGTTGTTCTTGATTGGCAAAGGGTATAGTGCATCCAATACGAACCATAATCTTTGTTGGCTGCAACGCTTGGTTTATATCGCTGTTGACAGAGGTCTGCTGAAATTCAATCCATTGGAAGATGTCGGATATGAAAAGAAAGGCTCACCAAAGCGTAGACATATATCCAGAAATGACTTGCTGCTCATTATGGAGACTCCTATGGAAGATAAGGCTTTGGAGTTGGCACGCAGAATGTTTGTTTTCTCCAGCCTTACAGGTTTGGCTTATGTCGATTTACGTAACCTGTATCCACACCATATCGGGATGACGGCAGACGGCAAAAAATACATCCGTGAGAAAAGAGCAAAGACCAACAACGAAGCGTTCATTCCCTTGCATCCGATAGCTGAACAAATAATGTCGCTATACAATACAGCGGATGATAGCAAACCTGTTTTCCCTCTTTCTTCACGTGATTCCATGTGGTTTGAATTTCATTCACTCGGTGTGGCTTTGGGTATAAATGAGAACCTTACCGCACACGTTGCAAGACATACATTCGGAGTAAACATGGTTACTTCGGGCATATCAATGGAAAGCATCGCCAAGATGATGGGGCATTCCAACCTGCGAAGCACCCAGGTCTATGCCGTCATCACCGATGACAAGATATCCAAGGACATGGACAAGCTGATGCAGCGCAGAGAAACAAAAGAAACTGACCAGAATAAAAATAAGGAGGACGGGAAATGAACAGAGGAGTTATAACTATCAGCGAGAGCGGAACGGTATCCATGCCGACCGATACTGTATGGATGACCATGCAGGAGATTGCCGACATGTATAATGTATTCGGCTACTATGTGCGCAAGGCTGTCAAGGCTGTATTCAAGGACGGCATTCTGAAAGAGCAGGGTGTACGCCGTCATGTCAGGAAGAACGACCGCATCAGCTATGATGTGTATAGCCTTGAACTCGTCATTGCGGTAGCCTTCCGTATTGACAGCATTGAGAGCAGAGCCTTTCGGGAGTTCATCATGCAGTCCGTCATCGGCAGACAGACAAGCCGCACTAAACTGGTCTGTATCTTTACAGAGAATGCAATGGCATAGACCTGCCATAAAGCAACGTTCCTTGGAGGCTTTGCGCCTCCAGCCACTTGGGCGAACCACCGCAGTGTGTTTTAGCATGGTATTAGATTTATACAGGTAACACAAATGATACCCGGCAAACACGAACAACTCGGTATAGCCAATAAAACGAGGCGACAACCTATAACAACCATACTCGGTAAGTTATACGTTGTCGCCTTGTTCATTTCACCCCACTCATCAAGGACATGCATTTCTCCTACAAGCCCTTCATCCGGTACGCCTCACGATAGTTAGCCATCAGAATCTTCTGAATGTCGGACTCGCGGTAGAGAATCTTTCCGCCAAGCTGGATATACGGGATGACACCGTTGTTTCGGTAGTCCTGCAGGGTTCTTCGGCTCAGTTGCAGTCTGGCGCAAAGCTCCTTGTCCGTCATGAACCGCTCACCGCCAAGCATGGGGCGGTAGTTCATCACGGCACGTTCAAAATTGTCAACCATTCGGTTGAGGTGGTTCACGATGTGGTTCATCCACTCGCTGTTTCTTGTCATTACTTCATTGCTCATAGTTGTCTCGTTTTATAGTTGATACTTACGTTACTCGGTTTACTTGCTGCATTGGATTAAGTGGCTGTTGTATATTGACAGCCTAACCTGTGCGCTTGCGAAAGCGCATGTCCTTTTTCTTGTCCTCCACTACTGCTACGATAGCCATCACGTCCTCCGGCTTGTAGTAGGTCTTGTGGCTGATTTGCGTATAAGCCAAAGTTCCGTTGTCCCGAAGCGTCTGCACTGTCCGTGGGCAGATGTTGAGCGTCTGACACACGTCCTGCGTGTCGAGCCACTTGTTCATGGTCTTATCCTCACTGCGCTCACGGATTCTGTCCATGCGCTTCACGAAGTTCTCCAACTGGGCATCAAGATAGTTGAATGCCTCTTCCTCGAATACGATGAATCCCATACTTTTCTTTTTCTAAGTTAATACTATGTTATATGTCGCAAAGCTCCACGCATATGCTGTGCTCCACGTTTGTGAGTGCAAAGATAAGGCACGGCAATCTAAAAACAAGCGTTTTCAATTTCTGTGGCAGTATGTTGCCGGGGTTTGCCGACTTCAACGCCAAAAACAACAAGAAAAACTTGCACGACTGCAACGAATACATGAACAATGATGAGTTGAGAAATACGTTGAAGTTCTCACAACTATCTCGGTATGCAAATAAGCAAGCCACAACTAAATTGCCACGTTACACCCAATCAGTTGCATGGTTGCACTCAGTACACTTACTTTGCACCCGACAATCGGTCAATGGTGCAAACCGTGACCACTATACTAACAAATAAAACAGCATAAGCTATGGCAAGAACAAAAGATGTAGTCTTGGCTCCTGAGCAAAAGGAGCTGATGGAAAAAGAGTATTTGGATTTTGTTAAACCATCTACGTATGGCAACAAAGACAATCCAAGTAGTTGTAATTCTCTCTATGATGATGTAGAGAACCCAGAGTTGAGAGCAATTGTAGAGAAAGTTGCAGCAACAACTCCCTATAGAGAGGAAACATCACCGAATGAGGCTCAATCGCCACCGAATCCGCTGAAGCGCATCAGCGGCAAGCAGCGCAAGGCGACATTAGAGGAGTATCAGCAGACCTTCCTCCAGGTTCCAAGGATTGACGACCGCAAGCCAGTCTTCGTCAGTTCCGATGTACGAGACCGTCTTGATCGTGTCGTCCGCATCCTCGGAGGAAGGCGCATGAGCGTATCGGGCATCATCGAGAACATCGTGCGCCACCACCTAAGCCTTTATGAAGAGGACTTCGAGGCTTGGCGCAAATTGTGAGAATTAAGGTCTGCGACCTTGGACGTGGATAGCTGAAAGGCTGTAGTTCCAACTAACGTGTTCTGAGAGGGAGCGAGGTTATGTTTTGGGAACCCCAAAACGCCTCGCTCCACCATGAGGGCGGAGGAATTTTGCTCCCGACGGTCGCAGAAAGTGAGTGTACCAACTGTAAACAGTATATCGAATGACAAGCATACAGGAACAAAGCAGGAAAAAGGGCGGAAGACCGCCCACAGGCAGGGTTCGCAAGCTGTCGAAGTCTGTCACGGCTCGCCAGAATCATAGACAAGGCTTTCAGGTGGTTTCCGATGTTCAGGGAAATGCTGCGCATGGAAAAGTTTTGTGCCATGCTGGGA